GCCGGCGGCACCACTACCGGTAACGGTACTGGAACCAGGGCCACCAATTAAATCCCAACCGGTTCCCGTGTCACGATAAATTTCAAAAGTATCGGTACTAACAAAGAGTCGGCCCACTTGTCCGGCACTGGGCCGGTTAGCAAATGTATTACTGTTAATACTGGGGGAACCAAGTTGATTAAGTATGTTAAAATCTACAAACATTTATTATCCGATATATCTTTTGAATAATGCGGTCAATTGATTAACTCCGGTACCCGAAAAGTTAAATGAATAGACCTTTACCAAGATTTCATCTTTATTACCGGTAATATTCCATGATTGGTTTGGTGTAAGAGTAAAACCATCAATGGTAACATTACTGGTACCGGTATTCACAAAAATTACACTGTTACAATTGGTATCAGTTTGTGAACTACTGGAAAAAATCTTTGTTTCAGTAATGTATTTTTGACAATTCATAAACATTTACTTTTATCCGTTGCATATCTGTCCGCATCGGTTGTTGTATCGGGTAAAAATGTGGTTTGGTCAACTACATCAGCAACCATTTGCCTGGCCGTACTGGATGCATTTTGCACACTCGGTGCATTCGGGCCGGTCTTTTTCTTGCGCATTAAATACCAAACAAGATACACACCGGCGGCAATGTAAATCCAATTTTTTTTCATACTATATTTTTAAAACATTACTTCATCACCGCCAATCCTGGGGAATGAAAATGTTGATAATTGTTTGGTTACGGCCTTGGCTTTCTTTTTGCTTATTCCTTTTTGCGCGGCCCTTTTTACGGCCGTTTTTTGCGCTTGCTTGGCCGCTTTTTGCCTTGCATCCTTGCCAAAAATGTTTTTTACAACATCAGTTGCCTTATCCAATAATGTCGGCCCTGGCTTGACTGTTTCAGCAAATTCACCTTCAAATTCCTCGGCGGTTTGTTTTATCGGCAAATCAGCCGTTACAGTTACACGCGGCCGGCGGCGGAAATACATAAAGGCCAAGGCACCGCCAATTAATAAAATTGGTAATAAATTCTTTTTCATCACTTGTTTTTTAATTTGTTTGTAAATGAAAGCAATGTTTCCAATTGCTTATCACTTAATCCATCCCAAGGCAAAATGCCACCGCCATTTGTTAAAAATGTAAGTAAATCTTCACCGTATATTTGTGTAAATACATCGGATAAAAAACTTACTTGTGTTTTTGCTTTCAGTTGTGAAAAAACTCCCACGATCGCGTTAAAATCATCTTGAAATAAACCAAATGCATTGTGAATGCGCCGTGCATAATTTTCAGCCGTTGCCCTGGTAATTAATGTTCCGCCATATCTTTTGTAATAAGCCGGTTTCCAGTAACTAATTGGGTTCGTAATTTCTTGGCTTGCACTTTTCGTGCCAGGCCCGGCGGCAATACCACCGGCAATCAATAACCGCTTAATGGCCGTGAATGCCAGTAAGCCGCCACCGATTAATAAAACATCGGTTGTTGATATTTTAATTCCTTTTGCCATTATTTACGAAGCATTGACAATAAAAATGAAATTTGACTTTCGGGCATTTCAGCAAGTTTTGCCAAGTCATCCGGTGTAACCCCTTTTGCAAATAATGTTTCAATAATTCTTTGCAAATCTTCGGCGGTATGTGTTCCGCTTATGTGTTGCACTCTTGGTTTCATAAAGTTTCCGGCTAAATTTCCCAAAATTCCAATTAACATTTGTTGCACTTGTGGTTGTTGTAACATACCGGCCAAAATGCTTGATGGTGTTGCCTTTTCTTCTTCTTCTTCTTCATCTTCCAATTCGGCTAACCTTTCGGCACGGATGGCCCTTAATTCATTCAATATTTCGGTGTCACGGTCATTTCTTCCAACATATTGGCCCGGCATCATGCCCATCATGTGCGCCGGCTTTTCGTTTGCAACAAAATACATCCCAACGGTATCTTCCAACTTTTTTTCTTTGGTACCTTTTATGTTACCAACCGTTAAATGATAATTTTCAAAATCATCTTGCGGAATAAAATTGAGCGCAACGGCCAATCTTTCGGCACCTTCTTCCTTACTTTTTCCATGGTACATGCCTTGCCGGTACTTCAATGCCGGCTGAAACCGGCAAAGTTCCCATGCGGCTTGTTCCTGGTCATTATACCAGTTCATCACTTGATTAATACTTCTCAAAGTAGGTACGGCGGCCATATTGATTAATTAAATATAGTAAACACCAAAAATGAATGAAAAATTTGCAGTGTTTGCCGGTGCATTTGCTATTGTTACAAATGACTTATCCCAAGTAACTTTTTGCCCTTGGAATTCATACAATGCGCGAACAAAAGGTGTACTTGCACCGGTTGTTGCTTGTGTACGAACTAAACTAACCAAAGGAATACGGTACAAATCTTGCCTTTCATTGGCATACAGTACCAAATAACTTTTTTGCAAAATTGCGGCGGTTGGTGTGGCAACATTGTTCGGACTATTTGTTACAGTATCAACACCAAATGTTTCCATTGCAAGCAATGAAGTGTAACGAAGTTTTGGTAAGTCCGGAAAACTCCATTGTGTATTTGTTTGACCGGTTGTGGCTACACCTGGAACCAGTAATTCAACCAGTTCGTATTTAGCGGCTTTAAATGCCATTTTAATAAAATTTACTTTTTTAAAAATAAGGGCCGGCCGTAACCGGCCCTTTGTTTTTTTTACCAGTATTAACGAACTGGTGTTACATTTTGTGCAAGGTGACCTCTCAAAATTAGGATGGCACGGCTGTTTGTTTCAACGGCGGCCATTGCGCTTGCAAGTTGAACTTGCAATGTATTTTGTTTGGAACCTACTAACACCCAACCTGGTTCAATTGGATAAAATCCACTTGTTCCACCATCTTGTTGGTCGCGCAAAGAAATTCCCGAAGTGGAATACATTGCATTTGCGGCGGTTTGTGTTTGTGGCACTGAATAATGACGGTACAAATCGTAAGCAGGCACAATTTGGCGGTTGTTAACAGTCAAAGAAAGTGAACTGTTATACCAGTTGAATAAACTGGTCGCGGTGTTTGCGGCACTGAATACGGTTGTGTTTGGATAAGTACACAACTGGAAATTTGTTGCGGTGCTTGAACTCGGAACACCGAAGAAAAGTCCAATTTGAGAAACATAAAATGCATCTTGCAAATTCAATCTTTGTTCCAGGTTGGTTGCGGCGGTTGCGCTTGCGCTAACATCGTTAACCAATACTGGAAATTGATAATTTGTAATGCTTGTTGAAAGGGATACTTCCAGGCGCAAATAACTTTGTGAAAGTACGGCTTGACCTAATGAAAAGCCGGCGCGCTGAATACCCTCTTTTGCCTTTTCAAAGGCAAGGCGGCTACCTACTGTTGATGCCATGTTTTTTGTTGTTCAGTTCTTTGCCCTGTCCACGGCTTTTTTTTAAAATAAAGGTGAATGCAAGTGTTATGCAATTAATAGTCCTCACCATCTTCATCCATTCCGGCCAATACACTCAAATCATCACCGGCCATAACATCGTTATCACCGGAAATAACTGAAATGCCATCGGGAATTTCACCAACGGTAACCGGAAATTCCATTGTGTCCATTGCACCAAGTGCGGGAACCAGGTTGCCAATTAATCCGGCACCACCGGCGGCAATCATTCCATTGCCCAATGATTTTCCAATGTCACCTTTCACGATCGTGGGGAACACGAAACCAATTGCAGTAACCGCCGCATTTTTAATACGGTCATCACCAACTGGTAACATTGCCGCCACTTTCTTGCCAATTACGGCACCGGCGATAATTCCAAGGGCCGCGGTAATATTTGCTTTTCCTACCGCACCCATTCGGCGGCCACTTCTACGGCGGCGCGCACTCTTTCTTTTTCTTGCCATCTGTTTTTTTTTATTTCAAGTTAATACATCCATTTACCACAACAAGTTATTGGCGAACCATCCAGGCGAATTTCTTACAATCCTATCTTTCGCATGTCTTATCTTATACAACCTTCGGCGTTTGTTGGCTATTTGAGAACCGAATAATTTTAAATAGTTCGGATAATCTAAATACCCCCTGGCACCAACACTTGTTAAATAATTTCCTTTTCTGTCATAAACATCCAATTTTTTGCCTTTCCTGATACTGGGCCGAACAATTACATTCAATTGCCTGGCTTTTCTTTTGGTGTATGGCAATATTTTATACACTATTTTACTAACTTTTTAATTTCTTTTAAAGTATCTTCAAGTGTTTTGATGTAATATTTTGCCATTTTAATTTCTTTTCTTATGGCAATTTTTTCTTGAATATTCTTTGCATAAAACAATTTATCTTCCAAAACATACATAATCTTGCGCCACTTAATTATATTAGAATTTATTAAATCAATTTGCCTTAAATTTTCATCTCTTACCCCACTAACAACACGAATATTCACATTGTGGCTTTTTGTGTCCGTGTGCATTTCGGTTCCTTTTCTTTTTGTCGCTTTAACCTTTGTTGCACTTTTCTTTTTCACGGCACCAAGTTTTTTACCTTTTCTTTGTTTTGAATAAGAAATGGCAAATGCTTGTTTAACGGCTTGTGCTTGGGTTAACTTCGGATTTTTCTTGCGAAGTTTTGCCGCCTCTTTTACAACGGCTTTAAATTTTGCCCTGGCTTGTCTTTGTTTTGCAGTCATATTACTTTCTTGTTACAAAATACACAACGGCGGCACCGCCAAGTATTAAGGGTAAAAAATTTGGTTTGCCGGTTGTTGTTGTTGTTACCGGTGTTGTTTTTTCAAAAACCTGGTCGGAAATATCAATATTTTCGGCCTCTTTTGCGGCCTTGGGTTCCAATGCCTTTTTTGCCAATTCTTGGGCCTTTTGATTCAATGCATCTTTGCCAAGTTGTACCAGTTCCGCCGGTTCAATTCCAATACTTTTTAAAATATCGGCCACTTTTACAAGTAATGGTGCGGCGGCGGCGGCGGTTGCGGCGGCCGGTGCAACACCAATTGTTTCATTTCCAAAAATCCTTTTTTTCTTACTTCCTTTATCAAATGCATTTTTAAGTGCTTGCATTTTTCCGCCGGCACCTTCCCAAAAATGTTCAATCTTTGTCGGTGCTTTTTGCCAACCTTTTTGTAATTTATTTGCCAGGCCGCCAAAATTCAGCGCAACCAAAGCCAAAAATGCATTGCGTACCGGTGCGGCGGCTACTTTTAAAACAACCTTTGCACCTTTTTTCAATGTTTGCTTAACTGTTCGGCCGGCCGCCTCGCGTGCCGCTTTCACTTCTTGTTTTGCGGCTTTTTTTGCCACCTTTGTCGGTGCCGCTTTTTTGGTTGCCTTGGCTTGTTTCAGTCGCGCTTTTTGTTCCTTGGTTGCGCCAACTCCGGATATTGAATAAAGGGCCATATTTTTTTTATCTATTGAGTAATTATAAGGTTTTTTATAGTCAAATTCTTTTAATACTGGGTCAATCCAAATTTCATTATTAGTACCGGGATTAACAACAACAAACACATGTTGTGGTTGCTTGTCAAAAATCCGGTAACTGGAAAAACGGTAAGCAAATGGAATTCCCAAGTTTTGCAAAATACCACCGGCAAATAGTGAATAATGTTTGCAATCACCATGCCCGGTTGCAAGAATGGCCGCCGGACTTTTTACGGTTTGTCGGTTGCCTGGTTCAATCACATATTTCACATTCTTTTTCAAAAAATTGAAAATGCGCTTTGCCGTTTCTCGTTTGGTAGGTGCCTTAAAAAAAGAACTAATTTGGCTATATTCCGGCGCATGTATTTTATGCGCCTCGGTTATTGCCTCAATAATATCACCGGTTGATTGGTCGGCAACAATCATTTGTTGCTTGTTTTTAAATGGTTCCAACCGGCCCATTATTGTTGTTGCATCCATTATCAAATAACTTTTGTTTCGGCTATTGGAATAACCAATCCATCCACATTTGCCGAACCGGTAAAAGATGCATTTACCTGGCCGGCCGGACTTGTTAATAATTCACGAATTGAATTAAATAATCCAATGGCGGATGGCCTTGCACTTAACCGCAACATGCTTTCACTATTTGGCTGAATAATCTGGTCACCAAAGGCACTAACATTCGCCAAATATTCACCATTCACGGAAACACTACCAGTTACACTTTTAACAGTTACTTGTTGATTGGTTGGGTTTTGTACGGCAAAATCTACATTGATGACCGGTGCAAAAAGTGTGCCGCCTGGTCGCAATCCGCGAAGTACAAAATTTGCCTTTTGGCCAAATGAAAATCGTGATAAAAAATATAAGGCGGCGGCACCACCTACTAACCACAGTATATTTCGCATTCGTAAGTTGAATGCGGCTTTTTGTTCTTTATCGTTTGTCAGTTCTAAATTACAAAAAACATTCGTAAATAACAAAATTCACTTTCTCACAATTATTCACATTCACATTTTTTGTTTCCGTGTGCATGCCTTTGTGGGGCTTGCACAACGGAAACAAAGTTACAAAAAATTTGTGAATAAATCAAGTTTTTACCAAGTTTTTTATTAACATTCACTTGCATTCACCTTCATTTCATAAAATAGATTGGTGCATATATTCGGGCCGGGCATAAAAAAGGCCCGGTGAGAACACCAGGCCGAAAATTCAATGAAACCAACTTATGCTTGCTTATGAGATACCAAATATACTACTTTTTCTCAAAATCGCTTTTAAGCCATGTGCGGCGGTCAAATTCGCCGCTTTTTGCATCGTACCAGTTAATGTACCATGCGCCTAAATCAGCGCAAAATTGGCCAAATTTGACCAAATTAGTAATATTCCGGTATTTCCTGGGCCGTGGCCCTTTTGGGCCAAAAAAAACTATTGCGGTTTTGATTATTTTGGGCATTTGCTATATTTTTACAGTGAATGCAAGTGACTTGCGGTTGGTTCCGAAGTCGTTTGTCCGGGCCAGTTGAGTTTACTCCTGGCCCACTTTTTTTTAGAATGGCAAATCATCCGTTTCAGGATTGTTATTAATTGCCGCCTCTTTTACTTCTTGCACATCACTTAAAATGTCACCTGGTTGTTCTGTCATTTCACTGGCAAGCAATCGCAAATAATTATTACCGGCCTTGCTTTTATTAATCCAACCAGCCAGGCGGAATTTTTTACCATTAATTTCAACATTTCCAGTGTAATCCGGTGAAGTTGGTTTTTCTTTTTTGTTCCGGTAAAGTGAACCGGTGTTTTTTTTGTTTTTCATAATTATTGTTGTTCGGTTTCCCCCGTTCCCGGTTTAAATTTTTTTAAAATATTAACTGGTTTTTTTCCTTCCATTATTCTTTGTGCATCATACCACAATGCGGCATCTTTTTCATTATGAAACATTTTCATTTTTTTTGTTCCACCACAATAAAAAATTTTATTACCATTAATCCAGATATAAACACCTTTGTATTTTTTACTTTTTCCAATGTATTTTGCTACTAACATTATTTCTTTACTTTTTTGGGTATTGTAATTGTGTCCGTTTCAATTAATGGTACCTGGTTCCACTGGCCATCAAAATTCATAATGGCAATTGGTTCAAAGTCATCACTACTTCTTAAATATTTTGGTTTCAATATAAATTGCTTGGTTTCCCGGTTCCGTTCCACAATCATGGTACTTTGCGCCCACCGGTCAGTATTGGAACCTAAATGGCCCAAAGTTTCGCCGTGACCTTTGCCAAGGTGTAAGACACCAACCATCAAAATATTATATTGTTTTGTAATTCTTTTGAACCAGTTTGTGAGTAACCTGGTTTCAGTTTCATCGTTGTAATTAAGGCATAAATCCAATAAGCCATCCACAATAATAACCGAACAATCCGCATTGTTTGACAAATAAAGTTCAATCATGGCCCGGATGCGCTTGGGCATGTCCTCACGAAAAGAAAAAGCATCCAGGAAATCCGGAATATTACTTTTGTCAGCAAAGTTTTTTATTCTTTCCATTTGCCGGTAAAAATCATATTGAGAACTCTCGGTGTCAAAATAGGCAATGCGGTTGCGGTCTTTTGGTGTTTGCATTTTTATACCAAATATTGATTGAAACGGCGGAATTAATGCGCTTGCAATCATGGATGCGGCATAAGTTGACTTTGATGCCTTTGGTAATCCGCTTATCACACAATAATTTTCCAAGCATCCAACTACCTTACCGGCAATTGTCAATACCACTTGTTCGGCCTTCGGTTTATGCAAAGGGTTATACCGCCGAACTTTGAGTATTTCGGTTAATTCTTGTTCGTTTGTCATTTATTTAATAATTCCAGTAACTGGAAAGCCAAAGCATAAAAAATACAATTACAAAAAGCCAAAATTTGGGATTATTCAACAATTTGAATATTGTTTTCATTTTCGTTTGTTTTGGTTAATTCATCAATTAATAATTCGGCGGCCATCACACATGCTTGGTATGGATTAAGTTGATTTCCATTTTTGGCATATACTTTTTTGCTTTCAAGAAAATGCGGTAAAAGAGTAATGGCAAAATATTCGCGTTTGGTAAGTCCTGGAATTGGTGCCAGTACACGGCCAAGGTTGTCTTGAACTATTTGCGGCGGAAAGGCCGGAACATCATAACTTTTGTGCATTGTAAAAGATTTTTAATTGTTTGTGGTAAATAAAAAATTTCAATTAGTAATAAAAGTGAAAAACAAAGTGGTGTTGCTACAAATAAAAAAAATAGCAATTCACTAATAAATTCAACCTTTTTGCGCATGGTGTACCTCGGTTAAATGTTTAATAATTCTTTGGTATTCATCAATGCTATCATCAATTAAGGTTCGTAATTCCATTTGTAAATTGTATGGAATTAACCGTTGGTCAATAATAACACGGTCACCATCCGGAAAGGTAACTTCAAAATGTACCTGGGTGTCGGATAAATTTTTTCCAATAAATTGTAAAGTGTGAATTTTGCCATTCAGTTCGGCCAAGTAAGGGCCAACCTGGTTAAGTAGGTCTTTTTGCATGGTTCCAAATTTGGGTTAATAATCGTTTGTCAATACGAATTTATATTACTTTTTTACATATAAACAAAAAAAAATAATGCCGTGACTGGGCATTATCTAAAAAGTAGTATAAATCAATAATTTATGAAAGAAATAGTTCCGCTTCTAATTTGCGGCGGTTTGTTAATCCTGGAACCTCTTTGCCTTTTACTTTATTCCAACGAATGAATTGTGCGGCAACTAAATTTTTATCGCTTGCACTATTAAGCATGCGAAGTAGTGTTGACCTGTTAAATGCACCAATGCCAATATTGTAAGCCAGTGAAGTTAATGCCGTTAATTGATTGGCATTAATAGGCACTTTTACTAATTTTTTTATTTGTGTTTCCAGGGCCGCCGTATTAATCCGCAACCAGGAAAGGGCCTTTTCTTTTGTAATAACATCACCTTTCTTAATAGGTAATCCGGTTTCCGGATTAATCGTGGTGCCATAACCAATTGTCCAAATATTACCAGTGTCCTGGTATGCCCTTAATCGTAATCCTTCAAATTGAGCAATAATTTTTGTTGCACTCACTTTTCTACTAATTAGTAAAAGGCCAATGATGGCCATTGTAATAATATAGTTTTTTGCCTTTCGCATTCATTAAATGCCCGTTTTGTCAAAATCTTTTGCGGCACCCAATCCCAATCCGGCGGTGATGGCGGTTATTCCTTCAACTAATTGCCCCTTGATAATTAATGCAACACCCGAAAAAATTGTTGCAATACCAAAAAAGGTTGTTTTCCAATTACGCGGTTTTTTTATTTTCATATTTTAAATAATTTATTGCATTGTAAATAATTGTTCCAATACCAATTGTTGCAAGTATTACTTTTTGTGTTTTGTTAATTTTTGGCCTGGATGCCGCATATAGCATAAAAGGCCCAAAAAAAACAACATCGGCAATTCTTACAAATTGTGTTTTCACTGTTTATCCATTAAATGAGCAACAATAATATCCAACTTGGTTTCCAACCTGGTTAGCCGTTCACCATGTTCATCATGCTTTTCCATTTGCTTTTCTAATGCCTTTACACGGTTATTGAGTACACCCCAAGTCGCGCCGGCACTGAAAATTGCACTAATTATTATTGTCAATAACTGGTTGTCCATCACTTTTATTTTTCGCTTCTTCGGCAATTGCCTGGTTGCATTCACGAAGTTTTGCTTGCAACCATTCAATATTTGCAAGTAAATCGTATGCTTGCGCTTTTAGTTCCGTTAATTTGTCCATGATTAAGGTATTAAGGTTAAATTTAATTTATTACAAATATATTCATAAGCCGCTAAATTAACATCACTGGACTCACCCCATGTTTGATAATCGGCACCACTGATTGTAGTGTTGCCCTGGCTTAAAGTTTGCTTTGTTTCATTGCCTTCAATATCCTTTGTCACATCACTGATGGCCCAATAAAATTGTGCATAATCACTTAAATTGTCATTGACAATTGATGCATCAATAAAGTTTCCCGTTTTGCTTTCGCCGTTTTGCCAGATATCTACTGGCTGAATTGAATATCCCATTTTTTTATTTTTTACACTTCTATGTAATTATTATGGATTGAGTAGTGCTATTTTGTAATCAACACCATTTAATTTTATTTTCAAATGCTGTCCGCTTGATCCACCAGCAGTGCCAGAAGTTAAATTCGCACCACCAATTAAGGTATTAGCTGATGTATCAATTCCAAAATATTCATCACCAGCACCAAACCCAGATCCAAGTTTGTATTGATTATTTGCAAAATCTAACTTTAGACCTGCGTCATTGCCCTGTTTTGTTGTTTTAATAATTTGATTATCATCATTCATGAATAATTTAGTTCCATTGTTACTGAAATCAATATCACCTAAAACACATTCTTTAGAATTGATATTAACATCTAAACCAAAATTTTGTCCATTGCCTTTGGTTGTTATATGTCCTGAATTATCATCTAATACTAAACCTACACCGTTAAAATTACCGACAAAATCTGGATCACAGATTTTGGTTATACCTTGATTTCCATTTATAGAAAGTCCATAAACAACACCGCCAATTTGTGTTTCTATTATAGCATTAGTGTTATTAACAAGTAATTTTGCATTACTTCCGCCTAATGTTGCGTTACCATTAACAACTAATTTTTCACCACTATTTGTAGTAGTACCTATCAAAGTATTTCCCGCAAAGTAGTTTAAATCACTTGCTCCCTCTTGATAAATTCCCCATCTATTTGTGTAAGTAATTGAACCGGTGTTTGCGGTTTGATCGTTGATTAATAAACCATAGTTGTTCGTGATATTTAAACCGGCACTTCCCGAATCCGGAAATAATACTCTTAAACCGGCCAAATGTGTAATGGTACCGGCGGCAATACCACTAAATGACCAACCAGCAGTCAAATTAGAATAAGCACGGATTTGCGTGCCTTGTGACATCGTAAGTGTACCGGCACCGGTAAAGGCCACCGTATTGTAAACATCAAGGCCACTTCTTGCACCGGATGGAATAGTTGCACTTCCGGAAAGTGTCAAATCAAGTGTTGCACCAAGTGCCGTGATGGCATTTGGTGAACTAAATGTTGTGCCGTTTGGCACTGACATGTTAAAATCAAAATAGTTTGCCCTGGCAAGTCCACTGGAATAAGTTTGAGTGGCCTGGAATACAGTTTTTCCAGTGCCTTCAAAGAATTGTGCAATGTCACTTGAAAGTGAATTGCTATAAATACCAAAATAATTGGTTCCACTATTGTAAGTGTCACCAATTCTTATTGTTGTTGTTCCGGCCCTTTGAAATGCTAAATAACCGTTGTTTGTTGCGCCGGTTGAATTTAGTTGCGCCAATACACCCGTGCCATGAATATCTAATTTGGCACCAGGTGTTGCGGTTCCAAGTCCAAGTCCGGTTGCATTAAGGTATGCGGCCGGTGTACTGGCACCATTATTTTGAACATTGAAACGGTACCTTGTCGCATAGGTTGCGGCGGCGGCATCAATCGTTTCAATAGTTAGTTGTGTTGTTTTAAAAGTTCCGGCATCATCTTGCAATTGAAATTGTAAACCGGTTCCATTTCCAACGGCGGCCGTTCCACTGGATAAAGAATGTTTTACCAATAATGGATATTGTCCACCGGTTGTGTTTCCGGTCTTTTCTTCAATTACCGCCGCATAACCACTACTTGCCGTATTATTGATGGCATGAATTGCGGTAGTTCCACTTCCACTACCGGCAACAGTTGTAAAATTTGAATAAATACCAATATTATCCGTTGTAACCACTTCAAGTGGTGCGGTTGGTGTTGATGTTTTAATTCCTAACCTATTATTTGATGCATCCCACCACAAATCATTTTCACCACTTACTGAATTGGAACCAGTCCAATAAGTAACCTGGCCGGCGGCACCACTACCGGTAACGGTACTGGAACCAGGGCCACCAATTAAATCCCAACCGGTTCCCGTGTCACGATAAATTTCAAAAGTATCGGTACTAACAAAGAGTCGGCCCACTTGTCCGGCA